TCCAAGTTCCTTCCGGTAGTAGGGGTCCTCCTTAGAATGGAGAAGAGTCTTCTTCGGTGCGAATCGAAGAACTTTCTCGACTCTGATTCTGGGGAAGTCCTCACTTCCAGATTTCCTACGGAGCCAGGGAGGAAGGAGGATGGCTACCTCCTTACCTACCTGGTGGGCTGTCCGGATTTGGCACGGTTCCGCTCATCTTGAGAAGAGCCCTGCCCCCCTCTGCTCCAAGAAGGAAAACTTCTTGATCTCCCAAGGGAGACTAGAGCGAGGGTCCGAAGGGTCAGGAGGGGGAGCCACTACCAGGTAGCGGTTTCCCTTCTGGCCCTCCGGGGCAGGATCGTGACCCCAGATAAACGGGACCTCGGCAACAGCCATGTGGGCTGCCATCGAGATCTCCCTTTGAATGGGGAAACGGGGCCGAAGTTCCTCGGTATTGCCAATACCTTGGTTCTTCGCCCACTCCTCCGAGAGAAGTCGGATCCTCCGCGCGAGGCGACTGTATCCTCGAGCCCGACGGGAGCGGGTGTCCAGTCCCCAGGACGACATTTGGAGGGGGTTCGCTAGGAACTCCTCCAGGACGTCGCTGAGGACTTCCCCAGAATCAGAGTCGAGAAAGTTCTTCGATTCGCACCGAAGAAGACTCTTCTCCATTCTAAGGAGGACCCCTACTACCGGAAGGAACTTGGACAGGTCCTCGTCGGCCAGGTCCACTCCACCGGTGCCCCCCATAAGAAGCTTGTCAATATCATCAAGGAGAACCTCTCCGATGTTGACCTTTTTCTTACTGAGGGACTCTCTGATCAGTGCCGTTAGAGCGGCCCGGAGGATCTGCTGGCCGTAAAGCCAATAGACCTCAGCGATGGATTCATCGAAGGGGTGGTTAAGACTCTGAAAGAATTCCAGAGCCTCCACGTTCCCTCTCATGAATTCCGTCGCCATCAGAGAGTGCCTGGACCAGTTCTCCCAATTACGGACGTTTGCACGTCTGTGATGGAGAGACCTGGCCAGCGCACCAACGGAACCAGGGATACCGTTCCGAGGTACCAGACCTTTCTTCTCTTCGCCGCTAAGGGCAGACACAAGGAGAGGAATCTCCCCAAGGTTGTCCATCACGGCGGAGATCGGAAAGGGGGTAATCTCTTCTCCTCGGTAGAGGTACCTCTTCGCGAATTCGCAGGTCTCGGTAGAGATCCACGATTTCGGGTCCGAGATACCGACCCCGAGAGAGGACATAATCCTCCGGTACTCCTCCCCTACTAGGGAGTCTCCGATAAGAATGTCATCCCCAAGGAGGACATACTTACAGGAGACCCAGGACTTGCGGACCCTGTCGCACGCTAGTCAAACCACAAAGTGGTGAGCTAGGGCGAAAGAGGACCACGAGGAATAGGCACCCATTGGGTTCCCTACCTCATAATGGACCTCTTGGGACTTGCCACGGTCCTCGTACCGGAAAGGTACTGAGACCATGACTCGTCTCCAGGCCTCGACAAAATCCTCGGGGAAGAACCCTTTAAGGACCCGGGCGATGATCTCAATCGGAAACCTAT